ATTGGAAAGAAGCATGTTAAGGTTACCACCAAATTCCATGCCGCCTTCAATTGTTTCAAATTTATCGGTTAGTGTAGTAAGAGTGCTTATTTCAGTTCCAAACCGTCTCGCAATCTGCTGGAAAACCGTAAACTTTTTTAAGGCCTTGTCGGAGTCCATTTCAACAAAAAATGTACCAATGCTATTATTAAAATCCTGAAAGACTTTATTAAAAGGCTGGCCCGTATCCTTGGCAAAGCCTAAAAGCCTTCTAGAAAACTTGTCGGCCGCCTTTCCGGTCATTCCGAACCCCTGATCTAATTTATTAATAAATGTGGTAGATGTGCCAATGCCTACGCCAAACCTTTCATTTACAACTGCTAGTTTTCTTAATGCGTTTTCGTTAGCTGCCAAGCCCGTTTTCGTGAACATGGCCAACTCAGTTCTAAATGTTACAGATGCCTCACGAAGCTTATCTAAAGTGACACCGTAATCCATCAAGGCATCTTGTTGCTTTCTCATGCCTAGAATAAAAGTTTTGCTGCCTTCAATGCCGGATCGATTTAGTTCGATTCTATACTTTTCAACTATATCAACCTGTTTGTTTATGGCCTTTAACAGGGTGGCGCCCTGCATGGCCATCATGGCCATCATGTTTCCTGCTAGATCGCCGGCCCCCTGAACGTTCTTGAGGGACTGTGTAAATTTGACTGTATTCGCAGCCATGCCCTGCATGGCGGTACCAAAATCATTGCTTCCGCCTACAAAGTTCTTCATCTCATCAACGATGCTGAGAAGCGGACTTTTTGCTTTGTCTATGGCGCTCTTAAGGTTATTAGCTGCCGCCGTAGTATTTTCTAGGTTTTGGTCGTCTGTGCCAGTCATTGCTTTTATGCCTCTTATTAATTAGAGAGATTACGATGTTTTATTCTGGTCTTCGTAATACTTAATAAGTCTATTAAAAAACCAATTTCTTAAATTAACTGGCATACAATATAGTTCTATAAAGGTGAAATTAGATTTCATCACCATCATAAAGATTTGTTCATACACCTCGTTGATGTAGCTACTCGTCAAACCAAAAAAAGTTCAACCCAACAGGGACACCTCCCTTGCTCTCATGTCCACACGCCTCACAAGCATGTGAAAAAACAAAATCAACATCAGGTTTATAATATTCATATTTCTTTTGTAGAAACTTAGAGTCTCTTAAAAGTAACGCCGGTACCAAAGTATTAATAGTGGTGGCGCTTGAATCTCCATCTACCGACACTATCATTCTACGATGAAAATCTGCTGTTGCGCCGCCTTCCAGCCCATGTTTACGTCGTTGTGCCGCCTGTTTATTAATGTAATTTAAATCTTCAGTAGATGCAATTTTAAATTCTATTTCTCTTTTTGATATTGGCAGCTTTACTGTGGCCGTGTTCTCACCACTTAAATCATTTATCTTTAATTCCTTATTTTTTAATTCTGATAAATTAACTGTATGTTCAAAACCATTCAAACATTTATTACACACGCTTGTAAACTGATACTCTTCACCATAAGAGTTTTTTCTAACATTAATTAAAATAGCATTTCGGTCTCCTGGCAATAAAGAAACCGATCGTATGTTGTCCACAGTAACACTTTCAATTAATTTGTCAAACATGACGCCGCTTTCGGCATACACCTGAGAAGACAGAATGTCTTCTTCTCTAGTAGTCATGTATCGCACTTCCACTTTTTCTTTTTGATACCAGGGGTGTCCTTCTGAATAAAACATCCCCTTGGATGGTAAATCTACAAAGTCGGTGGGGACTTGATAACCACTGTGAGAAGTTGGTGTCGCCGGTGTAGCATTGTCTTCTTTAGTGAATTTTTCTTCCTGTTGCTTTATAAATTGTTCTAAAAGCTCGGGAGGAATCTGGGTTCTCCCTTCATTATCTCTCATTTAAACCTCTTAATTTATGCGCCTAATCGTAACTTGGCCCAATCATATTGTATCGTAAGATTGACATCTGTTAAGGCCTCTCCACCATAACTATTTTGACTAAACTTTACACTAGTAATCATTCCGTTATAGATGGTCCATGTTTCAAATGCAGTACCGTCTGCCCTTAAGGCGAGAATCTTAATGTTGCCAAGCGATTTTACTAAATTTTCTTTAGTTAAATTTCTTGTACCAAACGTTCTATCTCTTATTTCTCCCAACGGATTGGTTATTGCCGATAACAGGCCGGCGGCCTTTGAAGTAATAACATCATCTGGATAGTAGTAGGCGTGCGCCAGCAACTTATTCATTATGTTGCCGCCCACAGACCCTATTGTATCCCCACCATAAACTTCTTTAATGTTCAAAGTTATTTGAGACCATTTAACTCTTATTGGGTATCTCATAACATGATCTAATAAAACATGTTCTGTGGTTTGGATCTCATAGGAGGGCCTGTCTATTTGACTAACATAAAAAGGCGGAATATCATCAATTAATGCAATAAATCTAAATTGTTGTTGAGCATTTAAAATTAAATCAAAATTATATAATTGAGATTGCGCATTAAAAGCAGTGTATTTGGTTATACTGCTTATAACATTGGTGGTGAAGTTTGGTGCTAAGTCTACCATCTACTTTAATTAGTTTAAAAACTAATTTTAAGAGTCGGTGAGGGGTGTAAAGGATTCTAGCTCTGCCCAATCATATTTAAGTGCCAAACTCAACTCAACGAGGCCTTCATCGGCATAGGACATTTGAGCATATGTTACACTCTTAACCCAAACATTATTAAGTTTCCACGTTTCAACCGTTTCGCCGGCAGTGTTGAGAGTGTCAATTGTAACTTGACCAATTTGGTCAATCATGTTGCCCTTCCCCATTGACTTTCTGTAAAAGTTCGCATCGCTCGGAGAGGGACTAAAGTCACCGGGATACACATAACCAGCATTCTTAATAAAAGCTAATAGCTTTCTAGACATGTCAGGATCAATTGGATCAACCATTGCAATAGTAATGTCATTCCAAGTAACCTTGCCAGGAAAATTGAACTTATGAATTAAAAATTCATGCGCCGTTTCGCCGACTGTAATTGTCGGCCTATCCACCGTCTTAATCACATAAGCAGGAATGCCTGAGAGGTTGAGAATAAATTTATATTTTCTTTTAGGTTCTGTTAGCGGGTTTGCCCAAATTGGAATCGATGTAGCCATTTATCTTTTATCTCCTAAACTTAAATAGTTTCCCTTTAAATTAATCATCAAATGATGCACCCGTGTTGGTGATAATGAAATCAAGTGCAATGTATTCAATTGCTCTCGCCGGCTTAATGAATAGTTTTGCATACATGATGTTTCTATCAATTAAATCAGGCGTCGTTGTGGTTTCATCAAGAATCAACTTATAATCTGTCAAGCCGTATCTCGTCTTAATTTCCGTTAAGAACGGAATGGCCTTGGACTTAAAATTGGTCCAAGTATCCGGAACGTTTGGCTCAAACAGAATGTTGTTGGCAATCCTAGAAATGCCGCGCTTCATGAAGATTAGCAGCCTACGAACATTGATGCGATCAAGTGCGCTTCGTTCGGCCTGCAACGTCTTCTGGCCAAACACCACAATGCCCTCGTTGGGGAAGGTGGCAATCGGGTTAATGTTAACATCATAAAGACTGTCTCGATCATCCTTAAAGAGCTTTAAGGACGCAGCAACAACGGGCAACCCACTGATTCCAGTGGACACCCCACCACGATTAAAGCCGGCCGGTGCAAACCAAGGAGCTTGAACCCTGTCAGTGTAAGCCATTGCACCCAAAGCAGTAATGCTGGGTGGTACCCACACGTCTCTAGAATTAATGCTATCACGAATTTTAACCCATGGGTAGTAAGTCGCAGCATAGCTGGAATTAACCTTTCGTGCTACAAAAGTATTAACAGCATCATTAACATTGCCCATTCTCTTGGCGTCACTAGTGCTGTCGCCATAGCGCCATTCGTGCGGTGGAACATAACCACCATCGATGTCGATGACAGCAAGCGCATCTGCACGCTCATCAGTGTTGGTGATGAGTGTGTTCTGCAAGGATTCGTTTTCCAAGCCGGGAACCGACACAACGTTATAAGCCACTATTTCAGGACTCTTAACAGTGTTAATGGCGCGCTGATAAGTGTTATACTCATAGCTCGTTATGGGATTGCTGGTGCCGATCACTGCGTTTGCCAGCGGATCTGCATTTGTAATGTCAAAGCCATCGAATCCACCAAAGAACAGGGTGGTTAAGTTGCCGGCCCCACAGTTTAACACGACCTTATAGCTTCCGGCGTCGACTGTTGGGCCGGCATTAAAACCACTTGGGAATGAACCAGTGGTGGTTAAAGAGTAGGCGCCGGCTCTTGCTGACGTATTATAATCTAAGTAAGAACCGCTTCCGACGCCCACAGACGTTCTGTCGGACTGGTCTTTGAATGTCAAATCCTCTAATGAAATAATGTATTGATACTCTAAGATGTCTGATAAATCGGCATCATACTGGTTCGCAACGCCGGCCGGTTTAGATCGGCACAAATCTATCGTGTCGCCCTTAAAGTTACTGCCACCATCTGGCGTTGGCAAAGCCCCCCAATAGGCTTGACGCAAATCATTAAGGCTATCAGTATTAACTCTAGTGACTGCTTCAGGGAACGCAATCGTTACACCGCCGGGCGCCAGGGTACCTGACAACATGTTTCTAGTAAAATCATTGCCTTGAATAAAGTCTCCCAAGCCCTTCAAAACACCAGCGCCATCTACACCACCGGTGGTAGTATATTTAGTGTTGATAAATTTCGTTGGGCCTGTTACGCCAAACGGAACATAATCAGCAGAAAAGCCATCTGAAAATTCTGATGCAACTTCTACTCGCACATACTTGGACATGTTGGGATATTCACCCCTATCAATAAGCCTTTTTGAACTATAATCGTATTCGACATAACGATCACCAATTCTTCTTAAAATGTAATTGTCTGAATTCGGATTAAGGTTACAGCCGTCATAGCTCTCAACAATCTTAGGATTGTCATCAGTATCTTGAATTTTTCTTAGCTGAACGTTAAATGTCACATATGGATCAACATCAACATTCTTGGGAGCAGTGATGTTGCCAATAGAAAGCTTTAAATTATTTTGAGTCCATTCGCCCGCATCCAGCCCAACAAGACGAAAAAGCTTCTTTACGCGGCCGGTGCTAATAGAAGTTGAAGTCTCCCAACTTCCCGTAGCGGCTGACACGTCTTGGCTTAAAATCCAGCCAGATTTAGAATAGCTCGTTGACTCCAAGGCGCCAATACGCATGTCGTGAGCTATAATGTTATCACCAGACACTCCTATGCCGCCGGTAGCGTTAAAGCCACCGAGACCAATGATAGCACCATAATAGCCACCGGTGAGAGCAGGGGCATCAACGCCGCCTGTAAAGTTGCCCAGTGTGAGGCCGGCCGCGGCGTCGATATTCGTTTGATTACCATCCGCGCCGGCAACATCTTGCCTAAGTGTAACTGTTCCATCGCTATTATCAATGGCCGTTATTGTAGCGGCACAAGTAGATGATGCATCATTAATGGCGCTCGTAAATTGAGTGGCGGCGCCGGTTTCACTGCTGGCGCCCTTAGCAGTCGAGACACCCACATTATTACTGGTGGTAACATCATTGGCCGTTACAATTGTAAAAACGTGACTAGTCTCCGCCGCATCCACAATGGTAATAGTATTGCCATTTAAAAGGTCGGCGGCGTTACCTATGGTAAGTGTCGCGACTGCTGCAATTGCCGTACTTGACAATAAAGAACTGTAACTGTTCTCATAAGTTTCGCCTAAAACATATCCCACTTCACCATCAGCACTATCTCTGTTCACTAATGTTGAATTGGTGTTAAAAACCTTTCTAATGAAGTTCGACTTGCCCTTATCAAATGAAATGGCGAATGAGCCAGAAGGCAACCACGAGGCTGCACCATTAAACTGTAACACCAACTCATTATTGACATTAGACTTAATTAATGTTGATGTTGAGCCGGTTGTCGAAGTTGCTTGATCGACACGATAGCCATTTAATTGGGGTGCGCCAGATTCCATGTAAAACACGGCGGCCACCGAACCAGTTAAATATGACGAACTAACCTGAGATGCACTGGGGAACACGGCCAAAGCATAGGCCCCCCCGCCGTTGGCGTCGGCTCCATAAAAAGTGTCTGTGCCAATTTTCCAACCTGCTGCGCCTGCACCATCGGATGCGGCGTCTGCGTGCTTAACACCCAGCATTCTCATGTAAGTGAGCGATTCGCCATTTTTTAACCATGACTGGGCCGCATAGGGGCCGTACATTGGAGAGGTGTAGTTGCCATCTCTCCACACATCGCCGCCTTGGCCGCCTGCAACAGGCTCGCCAAATGTTTTAACGAAGTCCGAAAAGCTTCTTACTTCAACAGGGGTAAAGGCTGGGCCCCGGCGCGCCCTACCAATTACGCAAGCGCCCACAAGTGGTTCATCTGCGGGAATCTGGGATCGGTCGATTTCTTCGATTCTAATTCCGGGTGAAACAAATCTAAAATTCTTTGCTGAAACTGCCATGGGTTAAAAACTCCTTACATATAGTCTATTGTAAATAGTTTTTCAAAAGTCAAAATGCTTAAGACCTGAAAAAGCCTTTATCAGTTTTCTCGTTTTTGTCTCCAACCATCACTCTTTCTCTAGTAAACCTGATTGTTGCTGGGGATTCACGACTAATAACGAAGGGAGTGTTTTGATTAAGGCCATCAGAGGTTATGTAACCAAGCACCTTTATTTTAATTTCAGCGTCAAACTTCTTTTCCTCGGCGCTCAAGTTAGAAGAATTGCTGGCAATAGAGTAGTTATCTTCGATAAAGGCCTCATACTTGTGATGATCGTGGTTTACTAAAAACTGATTAATGCCACCGGTGTATCTTTGAAATGGAGATAGGATTTCATTTAATTGCTGAATGTATGGAGTCCTAATCTTAATACTATAACTCATGTCTAAAAACACAGGGTAGCCGGTATAAAGAGTTTCATAAACAATTTTGTTGCTCTTAAAAGGAAGCTTAAATGTGTCTTGGGTGTCATTGGTGTAAGCTTTAGCAACTGTATTTTGAAAATTTTGTGTTTTATCTTTTACTATTCTACGGTAAAGAGGGAAAGCCCCTCTTTTATGGTCGTTCTGAGGAAAGATGTTGCCGGGAATAATCCTCTTATCTGAAGTGGTTTTTGCAACCGTTGTTCTTTCTATTACCATTGCTGGATAAATAATAGATTCAGAATTGATTTCTCTTAATTCCTTATTGTTTTTAATCTGAAACGCTCTCTCCGCTGTAATCCAAATTATAGGTACCTTTCTGCGCCCCTCATTAGAATCTGTATATAAATCTAATGTCTCGTTTAACCAATTATATAAAGCAAAATCTACTGTTTCCATGGTTGATGGATTAAGAGCTACTGGTGGGGTTGTCTTAGGTGGCATCAAACTTCCCCTTCCTGGCTCTCACACATTTTGCCTCTACTTCGTAACGAAAATCAATTTGGCCGAACAGTTGTTTTGGCTCATTTAATTCGGTAATCTCATAAAAAATGTCTCCATAAAGAACAAAATCGCCCTCTCTTACAAAAAGATTTTGGTCCTCTCCCAGCCTTCTTTTGTGAAACTTGACACTGATGGTTGCAATTTTGTCTACACCGAAATCAGATGTCTCAGTTTTAATCCCCTCAAATGTTACTAAAGCATACACTCTAATGGGTGGCAGGAAAGTCTTTTCTATGGCCTCTCCATAAAGAGGGTGATAGTTAGAGTGCTCTAGATTTAATGGATAATAAGCTACCCGCTGCGCCACAACTCTCTCGATAACCTCATCTGTAACTTGCTTAACAAAGTCTCTCTCTTTTTTATTAAAAAAGACGGGGCCCGGTGGTGCAGCAGGTTGTGACCATTTGTCTTTAGGGTCGGGCATTTATTTATCCTTGAAAGATTGGCATTGGTACGTTTGCCAAAATCTCACTGTTGGCCTTAGCTAGTGCAAGATCCCGCTCTGACAGCTTAGCATAGGTTAATTCATCTAGAATGGTGTTTAATTCTGTTTTTAACGCGTCCTTTTCTGCGGAGGCTTGTCCAAGTAGGTCGGCGGCATTAAGGCTCACAGAATCGCCGGGAATCGGCACTGTACCGCCGAATTTCCCTCTAACCTGTCCCAGCATCTCCTTGGCTATTGAAAGGGCATAGCGGCGGATCCACTGCTTGCCTATAGAGTTAATGTTGGTATAGGCAATGTTATTAAATGGCAGAGCATTCATGTTATTAACACCCTTCATGCCATCGGTTCTGGTGGTATCTTCGTCATAGGCGCCGAGATCTACATAAAATTGAAACCAAAACTTATCAGGCATCGAACCGCGCTCTGGAACCGGGAAAAGCCTAAGTCTATTATCAATTAGCTGAAAGGAGTAGTGACTCACCCGCGTATAAATTGAATCTTCATAAGCCATGGCCTGCGCTTTATTTTGCCAAGTAGGAACAACTTCAAATGTTGAATCATCTGAATACTGGCCATAGGTTGATAAGTTACCAATAACATTTAAAGCACCATAGTAAGCAAAGAATCTCCACATTGTAAATGGCGTTTTATACCAAACCTTTGTAATGGTGGCCCTTTGATTATTAGTAATTAAAGTGGGAAAACTTGAAGAAATAACAGATTGTAAATCATAATCTTGTACACTTCCCGTAGGCCGGAAAGATGCTGTGTGAAACTGTGTAGACCCACCAACGCCAGCTTGCTGTGCAAGGCCTTTGGCGACTCTAAGTGGATAAGTTAATTTAAACTTGGGAAATTTAAGTTCAGCTTTTAAATTTTGGGCATCGCCAGCAAAGGGATTGCCATTGTGGTCAAAACTAGCTGTTGCTGAACCCAAGACGTTTGATAAGGCATTTTTAGCTTGGTGCAAATTAATGATATAAGAATACTCTAAAACCGATTCTTCATAAGCAGCAAACACATTTCCCGCTGTAAGTTCAATATCCAAGATGTCGCCGCCCAATCTTTTATAAGTAAAAGCCACCTGATCTACAGCGCCGGATGCGAAATAGGGCGAATCTAGCGGTCCTCCAGACTTGTAAATTCCAAATGGATAGGCGAAACTATAAGCTGTCGCGGGCAG